GCTACCCCAGCCGTCCTTTGGCTCACACCGCTGACCGAATGCGCTAGTCCTATCCTTTGGGTTACTCGCTCCAAAGATCTTAATGTGTCCGGCGTACTTCTCGGTATCTGATGTGGATAAAATGTTGTTAATACCCTCCCAGACTCCAGACGGGATCTCTTCGGCCTCATCCAAAACAACGTGTGTCCGGCTCAGTCTTCCCCACAAATGATGCTCCTGCCCACTCCTTGGCGAAGGGTGATAGCCTCGCAGCGTACCATGCCCTGACTCTCCTTTAGGTATTGCCACAAGCTGGATGCCGTTCTTGCTATCGCCATTTACTTGAATGCTGGTAGCCTTTTCTGTCTGATCTGTCAGCGGCCTGACTAATGCCGTTCGATGGAATGTCTTGATCGCTGCAAATATGTTTCTCTCGGCGTGTTCCTTGGTAAGCGATATCACCTTAATGCAGGTGTGCGCCGGATCTCTCCACCAGTCTAGGTAGAACCATGCACCGCCGCCGAACGATTTACCCATTGCGCCTGCTCCCATGACCATTAGCTGGTCGTGATCGAACAGGCATCGCCATGTGTCGCGTGATGACCTCGGCCTCCAGTCATAGACCTGACTACCCCAGAGGATCGTAGCTCCAGCCTCAAACTGATTGTTATCAAGTAGATGTTGCACATACTGGCGCACGACAGCTTCTGCCGTTGGTACGTCAATCTCTGTTAGGTTAACAGGATTCCTCAGCGTATTGAGTAAAATGTACTGCGCCGCATAGAGGATACCTTTCTCTTCGTCTTTGTCTGCCTCCAAACGAATGTTGATAGCGTGCTGATGGTAGACCTTCTGACTGAGCGGAGGCTGGATGCGATACCCTGTGTCGGGCATGGATGAATTCATAAGTTGTAATCGTTAGCTAATCTGTTAATCCATTGCAACCATGTTTAACAAATACGACCAGTTGCAGTCACACACTTATGCAGAGGCGACTAAGCTGGCAGCGTCAGGAGAGGAATTCTCTCACCTAGTTAAAATCATGAGTCCTGAGTCTGCTTTGCGCCTAAATATCTTTGTCCAGCAATTGCCGGAATCAATACAAGTCAAGACGATCTATGGTCGCGCACACGCAAAGGTGCAGGCCAAGCCAACCAAGAAAGCTAGGAACAAATAGGATTAGCTACGGAATACTGGCGCACCATCAAAGCGTCCGTGAGGGAAGACGAACTTTCCAAGCTGATCGCGATAGATGCGAAGGCGGTGAACTGTTCCGTTAGGGCTGCCAGACTTGCTTTTGAAGACTGCAAACGTAGCTGTAACAGCAGTGCATAGCCAAGTCATGATCCTCATGTTGGGATCTTGGTGATTGGTCACGACAGAACCTTTGTCGGTTCCGTACAGATAGGAATTGCTGTTGGTGTAAAGTTGACCTTTGACGAAGTAGTTAGCCATAGTGCTGACACTATTAGCTATCGCAATTAGCGATGTCAATCCCAAAGACTAAGGTTTAGTTCTTCTAAGATTTCGTTAGCTTCAGATAAATCTTTTTCTGTTGTGCTAGTTGCCCCGTTATCGTGAAGCCTGAACAGGTACTGATGCAGCTTGTAGAATGCCAGCCTCCAATCGCTTCCCCTAACTGCGTTCATGTGTTCGTCACGCTCTTCCGGCAGATCAAATTCAAGTGTGGCCTTCATAATTAATTAGCTATCTCCATGTCATCGATGATATCCGCTAGGCTGTCAAGGCTAGGCGTGCGATCTGGTTTGATCTTCGCCTGCTCAAATCTAGTAAGGTCTTCTTGCTCGTTTAGGAGCTTTACAGTCTCAGGGTTGATCCTTTCCCACTCGGCTTCCAATGCCTCGTTTGGCGCGGTGTTCCTTCCTACCATGTTAAACTCCAGCTTCAGAGTTGGCCCTGCCGACAGCTGTATCTGCTCTGCGGCAAACTCTCCGGCGATCTTGCTGTCCATCTGGAGCGCGGCTAGGCGATCAAAGATAGCTTCGATCTTGCCATCGGCCTTCTTAACTACCTTGGTCGGCACAAGGCCATCGATCATCCGGCGCAGCAGGTCGCGCTTCTCGCCCAGTTGCATGGCATACTGGGAGTCTACCATCTCCTTGATCTCGGCTACACGAGCCATAACGTCTAGCTGATTGGCTAGGCGCGAGGCGTTGGGCTTGACGTACTTAGGGTTCTGGTCTGGATAGCATTTAATGAATGCCTCCTTCTGGGTTAGCCCCTGCGATAGCAAGCGTGCGTATCGTTCGTGCTTTGGGTTCTTTAGTGCGTGCATAGTAGGTTAATAAATAATATTGATCCGATTACTCCAATTAGCAGATATGAAATTCCTCCCCAAAGCAGAGTATCTTTTATGAATTTGTCCATTTCTTTAGGTGTCATTTTATTAGCTGTTTATTGTTCCGCACTTCCGGCAGTAGGATTCGTGATGAAAATGAGGCAAAGACTTCAGCCTCTCGACCTCGGCCTTTGATTCGGCGAGTTCTTTCCGCAAATCATCAAGGTGAGAACGCAGGGAGTCCTCTTGCAGTTCCTTTGAAAGCGTAGATGCCGTGATGCTTTGGACTGGCCGATGTCTTAGATCAGCAAGATCCATAGTTGGTTTATTAATGTTAAGTGGCGTGTCGGTTGTCATTTCCAGAAGAAATGTGAGGTTAACGCTCCGAAAATGAATCCTAAGACGATCAACGGAATGGGTTTATAGTATGTTATTGTTGGGTTCATTTGTTTAGTAGGTTGAGTTATTTGTCATGATTTTAGTGTTTTTCTTGGTTTGTTGAGTCATTTGTCATTTCTTCTAGGCACTTAGGGCAGGTCAATAGGTGCTGTCTTAAACGACGAGCTTCTTCCTGCATACCGATTGGGCCACGCTCCATTTCTTTTAGACTTTCTTCTAATGCTGGTGGTATAATGGATATGTTCATTTGTTATTGAATGTGGTGTTGATGTTTTTATTGGTTGTGGGGCTTTTCACTGGTGAGTAAACTTGCGGTGTTTCAGTAAACTAGGAGGGTTTATTGTTCGGGTTGTGGTTTAGTAGGTTGTAGTAGCGATCCATGATCTCTCGGACTTCGGCTTCGGTTGGATAGTCTCGGCGTGTCCACTCGTAAAATTCTTGGATAAGTTCTTGGAGGCAGGCGTTTTCGGTATGGAGCCTCTCGACCTCGGCCTCTGCTTTCTCGGCTCTACGTTCTAATTCATTAAGGGTATCTCGTACTTCAATAGCCTCTCGTAGGTTATTTAAGTGATACCCAGTATTAAAATCCTTTGGGCCGTCTGTTCGTCTCAAGCGAGCCATATCGTAGTAACTAGGATCACTAAAGCATTCCCATGCATCAGTTCGTGGTGTGTCGCTCATAATGGAATTCTGTATGTGTGGAGAATTGCCTTCAGCCTCTCGACCTCGGCCTCTGCTTCATCCAGCAATTCGATTGCATCGTATGCTGAAACTGTAACTGCGCTGAGTCCGTTGTGTTCATACCTCAGTGGGTTTGTTTTCCTCCACTCGGTTTCATCTACGATTTCATAGACGACTGTCATGTATCGTTTTGGTGTGTCGGTTGTTACATTTCCTATGCACTTGTCGGGATGTGTTGAGGTATTTGTCATGGTCTGTAGGTTTTAGTCAGTTTGTTGATTTATTTGTCATCCTCCCACTGTCCGATGGTGCGGAGGAATGCCTCGGCTTTATCGGCGGCAGAACACCTCACAAGATGCTCGGTCGCATACTCAGGATGGGCTTGGCTTGTCAGATGATGGCAGTAGCTTTTTATGGAGATCACATCACTAAGCATACTCTCCGCCTCGTGCATGGCGTTTAGGTCGCCGTGGTAGTTGGGGATCTGGACCCAATTTTCTTTGTCTGTTGGGCTATATCCCGCAAGAAAACGTCCTATGCGGTCGGAGCATGATTCTTTTATGACAGTCCACCCGCAGGCGATGGCGATTCGTTTGTTGATTTCGCTTGGGTTCATTTGTTTAGTAGAGTGGATTGCTAAGTTTAAACTCTGAGTATTTGGCTTGGAGTGTGATTATGTGCTCCACGCTTGAATGACCTTCGGATGTACCGAGAGCGCGGGAGATCGCATGTAGCTCGTCTGTCTGCGCTTTGACTATATCCTTCAGCCTCTCGACCTCGGCCTTTAATTCGTCGATTTCATTGCTGTGGCCTCCGTGCATTATCACCCCATCGCGCCACATAGAAAGTTCGGCCTCGTGCTTACATTCAGGTTTTTCTGCTTCATAGGAATAGGTAGTTGGTGTGTCGGCTGATTTCAGCCTATGTCTAGCTATGATTTCGGATATTTCATCTTGTCGGTCTTGCCAGTAGGCATCCGTTCGTGGTGTTTCGGTTTGGTTTAGTGTTTCCATTATATTCATTTGGTTGGGTTTTCTTATTTAGTTATGGATTGAGGTTGATCTACTACAGGCGGCGCCGGGCGGGTGGTGCGGAAGCGGTAATTAGGGTATTGGCAGGCAGGACTACCCACGCTAACCCCCCCTGCTCTATACCACATCTCCCTATCTGAGTTGCGCTCCTCATCCCCAAGTTGGATTTTCTCTTTCGTTCCAGTGAACTCTCTCCATTCGGGAGCGGGTTCCGGTGGCTCCGAAAGGCCGTGCTTCTCCCAGATGTCTTCCTCATCCGGCCTATGGAGCTTCAGCACATCAGCGGCTAGGGATTTGATGCGGTCGGGAATGGCTTCCGTGCTTTCGACCTTTGAGAATCCTCCATACCACACGTCCATCGTGGCTCCGTCTTGGGTTTCCTCTGGAGCGGGGGCGAGTCGGGCTAGTTCGTCTCTGATCTGTTCGTTGCGAGCGTAGCGACCACAGCCACAGTAATCTCCAACGTGAGAGCCGCAGGTTGAGTTGCACTCGCAGTTTTCAATCGCTCTTTCCAAAAGCTCGCGGAGCCTTGCAACCTCGGCCTCTGCTTCCATCTGCTTATCGAAGCGTGACCATAGATCGTTAAGCTCTCGCTCAAGTTGTCGGCTCGTCTTCATAAGCTCCAACGGGTCGCGGCTTGAAAAGGAAGCAGCATCAGTTCGTGGTGTGTCGGTTGTCATATCTTATAGCTAATCAGCTTTGGTTGTCAGCAATAGAGACATAATGTCTCTACTACAATCTATTTGTTTTTACGGTTGTATAGTAATAACTTCTTCTAATGGTTTTCCAAGAACTACTTTTCCTATTTGTTCTTCGCTGTAATTGTATTTAATAGCTATATGTTCCACTAAATTATTTATAACTGAGACTGCGTCTTCGGTCATCTGCTCTAAAGCGGCGCGAGTTGCGTTTAGCTCTTTGATCAAGCGTTCGGATCGCATCTCCCCATGCTTCCACATCCAAAGCTCTTTGGTTACTTTGTTATTGTACGCCTGAGCCTCTGTTAATTCGCGCTCCAGCTCTCTGGCGTGTTCAAGTATGCCTATGGCGATGCACCCTCCCTTCATGAGAGCGTCAGTTCTTGGTGTGTCTGATTCCATATTATTTATAAAACAGGCCAAATGTCTCCGCAATGGACGCACTTGACGAATCGGGTTTTGTAGTTTCGCTTGTGAGTCTGAAGGATAAGCGAGTGTCCTCTGAAGAGGCAATAGATTTGTTGTAGTAGTTTCATTAGATGATGTGCGTTATGGTTGTGAACTCTGCCAGCCTACGGATGAGAGCATCCGCCCTGTCTGGTGACAGCATCTCTCTGAGTGCCTTA